ATCTGAAGAGCCTTGAGTATCTCTCTAAAGCAATCGTTGAAGGCTCTGCAGCAGCAGCCAAGATCATCTTCCTCTGCAACCCAAACGGCACTACACGTCCTGACGCTCTTGCTCGGGCTGCCAATGGCTCAATTGTGGCAGGCAATCCAAATGATGTGGCTCCTCTGCAAATGCAGAAGCAAGCTGATCTTACGGTTGCTCTCAACACCATTGCTCGTATCGAACAACGACTGAGCTTTGCGTTCCTTCTTAACAGCGCCATTCAAGCTGGTACCTCTGGCCGTGACCGAGTGACAGCAGAAGAGATCCGAATGGTTGCACAGGAACTAGAATCTGGTCTGGGTGGTATCTACAGCATCCTCAGTATCGAACTACAGCTGCCCCTGGTGAACCGCAAGATGGCCCTAATGGAGCGTCAAGGACGTCTTCCTAAGTTGCCTAAAAACGTTGTGAAGCCTCAGATCACTACTGGTCTGGACGCTCTGGGACGTGGTAACGACAAGGCCAAACTGATTGAGTTCCTCCAAACCCTGGCTGGTACCCTTGGTCCTGAAGCAATGACCAAGTATGTCAACAGTCGGGAGCTGATCACCCGTCTTGCTGCTTCTGATGGTCTTGATACTTACAAGCTGATTAAGAGTGATGAAGACCTCATGGCTGAAGAACAGCAAGCAGCTATGATGATGCAGCAACAAATGGCTGCTCAAGATCCTAATAACGATCCTGCAAAGCAAGCCGCACTCGTTAAAGCTGAAAATGACTCAATCCGGACAAGTCAAGAAGTCACAGGAGCCGGTGGTGGAGGAGGCGCTCCCTTCTAAAAAGGAAGCCGCAAAACCCAAGACCAAACTGGACGAAACTCTTGATGCTCTGAAAGAGAAGAAGCCTGAGGTTTATAACCAGTACCTTGCTGCTGTTAAAGCAAAGCGTCCTGTGTGGGTTTATCCTGATCTGACCGTTCGCATTGGTTGATCATGGAAGTTATTGCGGATAACTTTTTGGGTCAGGAAACTGGCCCCTTTAACGAACAAGATCTTCAAGCTCTTCAAGAGTCTGAAAAGCAAGAGCAACAAGAAGAACTCATTGGTGGTAAGTTCAAAACCCCTGATGACCTTCTGAAGGCTTACCAAGAGCTTGAGAAGAAACTTGGTGGGCGCTCTGGCTACGAAAAGGCTGAAGAGGGTTCTACGGATCCTGAAGCCGAAGAGCAAGAGCAACAGGTTGAAGTGCTTTCTGAAGAAGAGGAAGCAACTATTGTTGAAAGTATTGGCGGTCAAGAGTCGTTCCAAGCTGTTCAACAGTGGGCTAAGGACAACCTGAATCGTGATGAGCTTGAGGCGTATAACCGCGAAGTAAATAGCGGTGACTACTACCGAGCCCGTAACGCTCTTCAATCGCTGTACTTTGCTTACCAAGACTCTGAAGGCTTTGAAACCGAACTGATTGGTGGAAAGCTGTCTGGTAATAGCAGCGATGTGTTCCGCTCTAGCCAAGAAGTAATGGCTGCTATGAGCGATCCTCGTTACCTCTCTGATCCTGCTTACACACAAGATGTGCAGGATAAACTGATCCGCAGTGAAGTATTAGGCCCTAGGGGTTAGTATTTCAATAGCGAACGTTACATTGTTGCCGCTGAGGCGATAACAACAGTGAGCACGAGCGCAAGTAAACATTTCTACCTCCAAACTGACGATGCCTGATTTTGCATCTCTCAGCCGGTTGGGTGGTCTTAACGGCGTTCAGTACAACGCTGGTTCCGCCTCCGGTAACTACGAGCGTGAAAACGCCAACTTCCTGAAGATCTTCTCTGGTGAGGTTCTGACGACCTTTAACCGTGAGACGATCTTTAAGGATCTGACCATGAAGCGCACCATCTCTTCTGGTAAGAGCGCTTCGTTCCCGATCACCGGCCGCTTCTCTAGCCGTTACCACCGTCCTGGTGACTTCATCACCGGCCAAGGTAACAAAGGCATGATCGGCGAAAAGATCATCACCATTGATGACCTGCTGATCGCTGACGCTTCGATCTACGACCTGGATGAAGCCAAGCTGCACTGGGATGTTCGTTCGATCTACTCGACTGAACTCGGCCGTGCTCTGGCTCGTGCCTATGACCAGCGCCTGGCTCGCACCCTGCTGGCTGCTTCTGAGTCTGACGGCCGCGTGAAGGATTGGGATTCCAAGCGATTCCAACTGAACGCCGGTACTTTTGTGTCGGCTAGCGGTACCACCGTTACCCTGAGCGCTAACTTCCAAACCGCTGAACTGGCTTTCTGGGCCGTGGGTGAAGTGGTGTATGGCGAAGACTCCGGTGCTTACGGTGTGATCACCACTGCTCCTACCAACGGAGCTGCTACCTTCGATATCAACCCCCTGGGTGCTATCGGTACCGGCTCTCAAGCCACCTTCCGTGTGGGTGAGCGTCTGTTCGTTCTGAACAAGATGCCTGGTGGTACTTCCTTCACTGGTATCGACCTGAACGGTGCTGCTGATCGGAACGCCCGTGGCGATCTGATTGTGGAGAACCTGTTTAAGGCCTGCCAAGTGTTGGATGAGAAGGACGCTCCTAAGGATGGCCGTGTGGCTGTTCTGACCCCTGGTGCGTACTACGACATCCTGAACAGCGATCGTGCCATCGTGACCGATTGGAACGGTGGTGACGGCCGTAACGGTACCATCGCTGGTAACCGTGTGCTGAGCGTGGCTGGCTTCACCCTGAAGACCTCCAACCACCTGGGCATCAACGGTTACACCAACGGCCAGACCTATGTGGGTCTGAACAACCAGTCCGCTGTGACCCGTGGTGAGCGTCCTAACTACGTCAATGGCCGTGATGGCTCTGACGGTCAGGCTGCTGCTGGTACCTACGATTACTACCAGGATGAGCAGGGTAACACCAGCTCCATCGCCAACTGCTTCGGCCTGTGCTTCACCAAGGAAGCTGTGGGTACTGTGGCGCTCAAGGATGTCTCGATGCAGATGACCGGCGCTGAGTACAAGGCCATGACGCAAAGCACCATGATGGTCGCTAGCTATGCCGTGGGTCACGGTGTGCTGCGCCCTGAGTGCTGCGTGAGCCTCCTGAGCGATGGCAATCCCTACTGAGTTTAGGGTTAGCTAATTACCAATACAATGAGGGGAGACTTATGTTTCCCCTTTTTTGTTGCAATAATGGCGACTACAAAGCTCAGTGCAGTTAACACGCTGCTCGCCATTATTGGCGAAGCACCAGTAAACAGTCTTAATGCCCCTCTGACAGGCGATGTAAGTCTTGCAGAGCGTACGCTAGATGAAATCAGCAGGGAAGTTCAGGGAGCTGGCTGGTCTTGGAACACGATGCTTTATGACTCCATTCCTCTGGACGCTTCTACAGGTCAATCCCAACTTCCTAGCAACACGCTCGCTGTACGGTTCAACCCTCTTCTGTATCCGTCTCAACGTTTTGTTCTACGCGGTTTGCGGCTTTTTGATCGCGTTAGGAACTCATACGACCTGAGGGGTAGCTTTGGTGTCTCGACGCTTGGGACCTCTAGCGACCTCGTAGCTGAGATCGTTGAAGAACTGGACTGGGACAGCATCCCTGAGACTGGTCGGCGATACATTATGATCCGTGCTGCCAGGATGTTTGCCAACCGTGCTGTGACCTCTTCCAGCATTGAGGCCTATACGGCAGAAGATGAGAAGGCCGCCCTTGAGACCCTCAAGCGTACTGAGGATATGGCGCAAAACTATAACTACATCAGTGGTCCTGATGATATGTATGGTGGCCGTGTGATTACTACCTTTGGTCCTAATATTCTTGATCGCTGATGTCTAGGGAACTTTTCAGTCAAATCATCGGGCCTCTTAACAAAGGCGTAAACCAACAGGCAGATAGCTTTGTTCTGCCTGGTTTTGCTAAGGAACTTGAGAACGGAAACTGTGACCTTGTAGAGGGTCTTAAGAAGCGTCTTGGTTCAGTGCCTGTAAAGCGTATCGACACGCTGACGAAGAACGCTGGTGGTCTTAGTCTCGTTAACCCAATCAAATGGGATGACGCTTGGCTGTATGTTTACAACCGTAGTAGTGATGAACGGTTCATCCTGATCATTGCTGACGACAGCAGGACTGTTAACAAGACCGGAAATATCACTTCTGGTTCTGCTGTTGTTACGTCTGTCAGCTCCATGACAGATTTGTTTGTTGGTGCTGGCGTTACTGGAACTGGTATTCCTAGTGGTACCACCATCGTTGATATTGATACGGCTGGTTCTCGGATCACCCTTAGCAAGAACGCTACAGCTACGACAACTGGCGTAACGCTGACGGTAGAAGCTAGCTACACCTTTGTAACTGGTATCTCTAACGTCGAACCAATCAGTGGGATCTTGCCAGAGGTGGTTCCTGTTGAGCAAACCTTTGCCAACATCACTTCTGCCAATCTTGAATATTTTCGTGGTTCTGGTCGCGCCCGTGACCGATTCAGGGCTACGTCATTTCAGGATTACGTTTTTGTAACGAATATCCAAAAGGAAGTTGGCTATGACGCCAGCGAAACCTTGACTCGTTACAACATCGGGAATATCAGCGGAACGTTCCGGCCTACCAAAGCTCAGGTGTGGGTAAAGCTGGTTGATTACGACACTGAATACTCTGTGTCCATTGAGCTTGATAACGGCGATGTTATCAATGGCCATTACCTGACTCCTTCTCTTACGGACTCTGGTGGCAACCCAAACGTCGTTAGTTCTGAAGAGATTGCTCAGCGGCTGGTTAACTGGACTGAAACCATTAACGGTACGTCTTCGATTGGTAGTGCAACTATTACCAGCGTTACCGATGCTGACATTAAGAAGGTTTATCCCGGTGAACTCGTAACTGGTACTGGTGTCCCTGCTAATACCTTTGTCGGTACTGTTACTCGTGTCTCTGGTGCTAACACCTTTACCTTGGTTAACGAAGCTGGAACAGCTGTAAACGCTACTGCTAACGGTTCTGGTCCGTTCACCCTTGGAGACGGTCTAGATAACACTGATATCAACAACGCTCTTACCTTTGAGGTAAAAGACTCTCAGATCCTCATTGGCCTCACTAGCTCTTCTCGATACATCAAGAGCATTGTGGCCTCTGATGCCCGTGGTAGCACTTTGATGTCGGGCTTCTCCAATCAAGTCACCAGCATCACAGAACTACCTCCGACCTCTTGGGAGGGCTATACGGTCCTTGTGGCTCCTGATGGCTCTTCAGATCAGAGTGCTTACTACCTAACGTTCAACGCTGAGAACACCA